CCGCAGATTCAGTAGCATTTGCTGTTGTTCCAAATGGAGGGTTATAAACAACCTCTCCAGGGAAATAGTATTTAATTTTGAATTGAGGTACTGGTGAAATATTAGACGTTGACTCATATTCTCTTTGAGTGTATCCATAAAACCCACAAGGAATTGCGTCAATCGGTGCTTCATCTGATAATTCAATCATAACAAATTTAGAGATTAATGCGTATTCACCGTTTGATGAACCAATTTTCTTAGCAACAAAGTTGTTAGAGTTAGGGTCCATATTACAATTAGTGAATTTTTCAATAACCACAGGATTCGCATCCGTATCAAAGAAGTTTCTAACAAGTACGTCAAACGTCATGTTATTAAATGATAAGTTAGCGATAGATATTTTAACCTCAACGTTCGCATCATCTCCATCAGAAATAGAAATAAATTTAAATAATTTATAAACTTTATTACCTCTTAACTCAGAAACTAAATAAGGTGTTTCAGGTGATTGGTATCTTTCAACTTTATATGCGATTGATTGTGGGTCTTCACTTCTAGCATCTTCTAAAGCAACTAACTCAGGATTAATACCTTTAATATATCCTTGGTTGTAAGCGTACGATAATGAACTCGGATAAATTTCCTCAACAAATAAAGGAACTTCATTTCTTGTTTTTCCAAAGTTATCAGTACCCAATACTTTAGTTATAAATTTAGGCGATGCCGCGGATAATGATGTCTCAAATGAGAAACTATCACCGTCTTTAGTTACACCTGAAAGTAAGAAACCTTCGTATGGTGAATTTGTTATACCTGAATATTCTCCTGTTGAAACTAATGTTACGCCAGTAAGACTACTAACTTCATAAATAGGTCCGTGTTGGTCAAGATTTGCGTCGTTAGAATATAACGAAATACCTCTTGAACGTAATGTTGCTATAACCATGTTATTGTATTCAGTATAAGCGGTACCTGTGAAACTAAATACTTCACCTGTGATTTGACCTGTAAAAGTACCATCATTGTTATCAGTTAATGATGACACATTATAATAGAACGAATATCCTGTGTAGTTATTGTTAACGTTTGCATCATTACTAAATGTTGCGTAGTACCAAGGGTCGTTAGCATCTGAACTTAAATCGTTAGTATCTAAGTTATTAGAATCAGAATCAAAAACGTTAAGTTGATTTGAATATTGACTAACTAAATTCCAATAGTCTGATGATGGTATTGAACCATAGAACGCTATTGTAGTTGCAGATAAAGATGGGGTATCGATAATATTACTTAAATTACTATTGAAATCATCGTTATAAGTTGACGTACTACCGTCAGATAATCTGTATTGATTAAATAAGTTAACTTGGATATCGCTAGGTAATGCAGTTAAAGATACTGTACTTCCTGAAGAATAACCTGTAAATGTTGACGTGAAAACCGTTCCACCTGTTGGTGCGACTATACCGATGGTTAATGGGTCAACATTAGCAGTAACTCTAATACTCCAAGAAGGGCCCGCATCATATCCTGATAAACCTAATACTCTAGTCACAAACAATTGGTTAGATTGTTGTAAGTATGACTTGGCTATATACGCCGCTTCATATTTTGGAATTTGTGTGTTTACAAATTTAGTTGGTTCGGTTCCCCCAAAGTATGCTTGGAACTCGTCATAGTTAGTTATAAAAACAGGTTCGAATGCAGGTCCTTTAAGTGTTTCCCCTACCAAACCTAAGGTCGTAACACCTACACTCTGAGCCACGAATGATAAGTCCGTTTCAGATGTGTATACTCCAGGTGATACAAAAACTTTTTGATTTACTTGTGTTGCCATTATTTAATTAATTCTATTGCAGATTTATTTTAATCATAAATATTCATTACTACTACAAAAAACTTGACTTTTGAATATGTATTTGTAAACGGTATGAATAAATTCTACCTTTTTTCTACCTATGAAAACAAAGAAAGAAATCAAGAACATTAAAATAGACCCTAAGGCACACGAAATACTAAAAAAGTACTGTGAGAAACATGGAATAAAGATTTATAAATTTTTGGAAAATTTGATACTTGAAAAGTGTAAAGAAAAGAAAGATATCTACGGAGAGGATTAAACTAAGGTATTTTCAAACTTAATACTTGCCTCTTGAGTGCCATCGGTTTTAACCACATGTATCCTTAAAACATCGTTTGTTGTAATTTGAATTTTTTGTACATCAGTTCCAAAATAATCCCCATTAATGTAAACATCATATGACTCAACATTTGAAGAGTTAACCCAAGTTAAGTTTGCAGTATATGCCACCACATCACTTAAAGTATTGTTTCCAACAACATATAAAAAGTTAGAAAGAAATTCGTCAGGATTTTCAGGAAATTTATTTTTTCTTCTTTTAAATGTGGAAGTATCAAGTTCCATAACCTGAGCAACTCGAGCAATTGCTGGCTTAACTTCAAACTCCTCCTCATCAATTAAGTAACCTAACATAGTAAAGTCATAACTTTGAACATAATACTTTCTTGACTCTAAACTCATTTGTGATTCATCAGAAATATTGTTCATGATGATTGGAACATATTGACCCTTAATAAACGTATATGCTTGTCTTGATGAGAATTTTTGCATAACCACTTTATTCAATTGGTTAAGTTCCCTCATTCTATTACAAATAATTTTGACGCTATAAGTAATGTCTACTGGTACAGGTTGAGGTATCGTGTAGATATCCATACCTTGTTCATTACCATTCCATGTTGGAACCGAGGCATAATAAAATTGTTTTCTATTTGGTATGGTATATTGTAATGAAGGATTGGTTCCAAACTTTACTTCAGGACTTCTCACTACAGTAATAAATGGTGGAGAAGGATTATAATCTAAATCAACAAATAATGCAGTTTCAACGTATTGAGACCAATTTTGAGTTGTAATGATAATATCAACCATAGGTACAACTTTACCTGCGGTTATAACTTCTAAATCACCTTTCACAAAATCTAACATACCCCTATCCAAATCGGCATGCAATACCGATTTAGGTAAATAAGTTCCATCTTCATTAATATACTCCAACAACTGTTCCCTACGAGCAGACAACGTCTTTTGAGGTACTAATGGTAATGTTGGTTTAACTTGTTTTGGTAATGGCATTATTATTTAACTACAAATAGTTTATTTTGTGAATTTATCATATCAACTTCTTTGGTTGTATAAATAGGTTCTTCACTATCTTTATAGACAAACGAGTTGTGTTTATATGGATTATAAGTTACAATTTTATCTGATGAAGGGTTTGGGATGTTTTCACAAGGGTATTTGCAATAGTCTAATAATCTTCCGATAACAAACGCGTGTACGTTCTTACTTTTTTGTTGTCGAACCCTTTCGTTTCCACCTTTTCTAACTCTAAACTCAACATCACCTAATTTAACATAGTCAGCATGTAATATTACTTTACTATCATATTTAACCGAGAAAGTGTATTTATGTAAATTATAGTACACCATAACTTTCTTACCAATAAAGATAGAATCAAACTGAGACCCCGTTATGATTACTTTCATTATATTCCTCTAAATTCGTTTTCACTTACATATGTGGCAACAACACTTCTATAGAAAGGTTTGTATCCACCATAAGTGTGTTTATTATCTGACTTAACATATCCGTTATCAGACACCACATAATATCTTACTCTGTCTTCTGTTTCATAATATCCAATATAATCACCTTGGAATATTTCAACACCCATATCATCAAGAGTCTTCTGATAAATAGAAAACTTCATATTACCAGGTTCTTGTTGTTCTACTTTAGAAGTACCTAATAATTTATGTGCGGGAGTCATAATCTGAACCAAACCTTGTAATTCAACAGGAGCTAAAAATTGGATACCATCCTCAGTTACCTCTCCGTAAACACTATCAGTTTTGGTTTTATACCTATCAATACGATACAATACTATGGTGAAGTTCATATCACCTAATAACCACTCCTCACCCATCCCGATGTCGAGAGAGTAATCTTCGGCTCCAAAGAACTTACCTAATCTTGTAATTGGTACTAATTTTTGCATCTTAATTATTTTTCATTTTTTGATAATTTGATTCAGACATAACAACAGAACTATTAATTAAAGTGTCAATCCCCATATAATTTTTAAGATTATCGAGAATTTCTTTATTCCATGTCATTTTATTGTAATCAGAATATCTCATATTTGAACTTCGTAAAAACTCACTATCATCGGGAACAACATATGTAATGTTTAAATAGTAATCGTATTTAACACCTAAATCTAAATGGTGTACCTCAATATCAACACTTAGCACATCATTTAGTTTAATGACATTAATCATTTTGTTAATAGCTCTCTCTATTTGTTCCTGAGA